GGTATGGGGGGAAATGCGAGCTGCTAATAAGAGCCGGAAAAAACCAAGCTGAACAGGCGAACTTGTCCGGCAACAAAGAGAGGCCGCCACTCCCGCACAGATGGGAGCGACGGCCTCGGAGATAACGCGAGCTGCTAGCCCTCGACTTGTTCCTCACCCGCGATGACCCACGACACGAGGCGCGTGAGGTTCACGCTCCGGTGCGCGTGGAACGGCTTCCGCTTCTCGCAAGCAGTACCGAGCTTCCCCGCGTTCGGACAGGCCGTAGTGTATCCGTACTCCGTAGGTGCTCCAATGATGAGCGAGCACCCCGGCTCGCCCTTCTTGTTTAGCACGATTCCGGTGGCCTCTTGCGTGCGGTCAAGCATACCGGAAGCCGTGAACAGGAACGATACGCGCCCCCTCTCATCGTAGCGAGCTTCACCGGACACCTTCACGCGACCAATCGCGCGGTGCTCGGCCTGTCGCCCTGCTGCTCCTTCCTCACGACGCTCCAATGTTCGCGGCGTTGTCCAATCGCTCCACGCCGTCAGGGTGGTAATCTTACCTGCGGCCTTCGCCGCTGCTGCTAGTGCTTGCTCTGTGTTCATAGGTTCCTTCCTTCCTACTACGCCGGAAAGCTCCGGTGATTAGATACTACACCCAACCACCGGAGCGCGTCAAATCAGGCCACCGACTCGCGGATTGTGTACCCGCCGGCAGCGAGAACGCCGGAAATCTTGTCGGCCTCATCAGCCGTGAAGCTTCGGTGGTCGCTCCCTTGATTCACTAGTAGAACAGCATGACCAACAAGGCCGCCGCCGGATAGATACGCCGGAGCCGAGTTCGTCGCTTCTGCGAGCAAATCACACGCCGCCAAGTTCATCAGTATCGGCTGATGATAGAGGCCTTCCTCATCAACCCAGAGAATCACCGGAACGCCGGCAAGCTCGCCGGTTCCGGCAATCTCCACAAGGTCGCACCCAATCGTGCGGTACATCTCGCCGAGGCCTTCCTCATTATTCCAAGAAATCCGCTCAATCCACGAGCCGGACTCGTCTACCTTTACGACAAATGCGAACATCTGCGCTCTCCTTCCTTACTCATCGGGAAGCCCCGACACAGAGAGAATACACCCAACCGATAGGCCGCGTCAAATCCGGCAAGTCGAGCTGCGGCTACCGGTACGCGACCGGCGAGCTGGGGGGGGGGTATGGGGGGAATCGCGCCCGTGATAGAGGGCATGAAAAAACCCCCAGCTGGGATGAGCAGCTGGGGGCGTAGCCCGGTGGAAAGGATCACCGGCGTATTATTCGGCGGGGATGAAACGGCCTTCCTCGCCGTTCTCCATCAAGATAAAGTTGGCCAAGCGGAGCGCGATAGCGTCGGCGTTCTCGTGCCGGCCTAGCACCGGATACCCTGCCGTACAACCGGCGGAGTAGTCGTAGCCGTCGGTCGGCGAACGCTGCCAAAGCGTACCGCCAAAGTTCACGCCATCCGTACTCATCAAGGCCACCCACGAATCATCCGCTAGGTCAATGCGAAGGTATCCGGCCTCGCTCATCTCGTATAGTTCAGTTCCTTCTAATCCCATCATCTCTCTCCTATCTCATCCTGCCGGAGCACACAAGGCATCCGCGCAGAGCTAGTCTAACACCAAGAAAGCAAAGAACGCAAGTACCGCAAGGCTAGCCGCCCACCAAAGAATCTGCTGACGGCGACGATTCCGGTTCCAAGCTTCGGACTCTCGTAGGTACTCGGCCTTCGTAATAAGGCTACGCATTATTCGTAGTCCTCATTGCCCAACGGATAGCCGGCCTCATTGAGAACCGCTAGCGCGCACTCGGAAATCGCATTGCGGTAGTCGTCTAGGGTCGCTTTATCTCCGGGGTAGAACCCACGGAAATCCACATCAGGCAAGTCGTCAGGGGTCAGGCCACACGCGCCCTCAACTCTCCGAGCTACCGCGACATAGAACTTCGTGAACGGAACCGATACGAACTCGCTGAAATCCTTATCCATCGTTTACTCCTTCCTTCCTATACCGGCAACTACCGGCTACGCAAGCCTAATGCTATCAGGGCGAATAGTCAAGTCGTCATCTGCGCCCTCAGACGGGTCAAACTCAATAGGCCGACCGGCTGCCACCCAAGCGTCAAGCTCTACGCGCCACTTCCACGGACTCTCAATGAGGTCAAGCAACAAGTCGCACCGGTCATTAGTTTCCGCATACTCGGCATAGCCGCCGTGAACCATTGCGCGAGCAAACGCCAACACATCAGATTCGTCGTAAGGCCAATCAAATGTTCCCATTATCCCTTCCTTCCTGTACGCCAATCTCCTCTAACGATGATACCTGCGCGTCAGCAAAGCACTCCGCACAGATACGCGATTCGTACTGCCGGTTGTCCTCTACTTCACTCCCGCACCAAGAACAAGCGTTCCTACTCACCTGATACTCCTTCCTTATGAGCCGCATACTCATCGGCTACCCTACGAGCATACTGCTTGGCTTCCTCAAAGTCAATAAAGACCTCGCCCTCGTCGTTGTCGTGATAGACGACCTCGAACCACGCATTATTGTGGAACTCAAGCGTGCCGGCCTTCTCGGCATCGGCGAGCTTCTCGTCGGTATCAAGCCCCTTCGCGTCAAGGTCGTTCGTATACCGGAGAACGCTCGTGCTGCCGTCTGGCTCGGTAAGGTGAATCCTCATCTCGCCGTTCCGGTAGATGACGATTTCCTTATCATCAGAGAACCACACCGGGTCGCAATCGTGATACGGCGTAAAGAAGGCCGCGTCGTTCCTGCTCATTAGTTCCACCCAACTTCCTGCCACGCGACAAAGCACTCACCGCACAAGTCCACCGACTCCTCATAGGCGTTCTCATAGCCGTTCCACCCGTATCGGAAAGACCGAGGCTCTACCGCCTTGTGTTCCATCTCAGGCCAACGGCGAGCGTTCTCGCACTCTGCCGGCTCCTCCTGCGGGTCGCCAACCGGAATCTCAAACAAGTCCATCTGTCCTCTCCTTCCTTACTCTGCCGGTAATCACCGGTACGACGAACACTACACCCAACGGATTCACGCCGTCAAGTATGACGGGGAGCCGGCCGGACACCACATCTGGCCGACCCCCCAGCTTTCGCGCTACTGACGCTTATCCCTAATCACAGGGGCAACATCGAATCTCTCCTAGTTGCTGCTGACTCTACCTTCTCTGGTTAGGAGCCCAAGAGTCAGACCTTATCGTCGCGGGTAGTTTGTCTATCTACCAACTATCCGGCCTCTACCCGGAACGGAATACGAGAGTACACCCAAAGAGTAAGGGAGTCAAGCCCGAAGGCCTGACTCCCAGACCGGTAGCTCACCGGCCTTATGTCCCGGAATCTCCAAGAGCCGTCGCCCCCAGAGATTCCGGTAGGTTATTCGTGTGTGCCGGTATTGGCCTAAACCTGCCGGCACCCACTTACAATCTTGCTCTCCCGCATTTACAGCAGCGATTAGAGCCCATCACTCGCCTGAACCACTTCGCATTTTTCGGCTGCGTCTTTGTTCCAAACACTCTCACCTATTCGGTAGCTTCTCCTAGGATTGCTCCCGACACAAGGAGTTTCTCACAGAAGTGTCATGCGGTCAAGTAAGTTGCGGATAAGGTTTATGTAAGGATTCTTAACCATTCGAAGGCCGGTCAATAGCCGGAGGGAAGGGGGTATGGGGGAAAGCTCCTCGCGCGTATACGGCCTGGCTAATAAGATGGAGCTACAAAAGTAATCCCCCGACAGGAGGAACCTGCCGGGGGGATAGGACTCACGGGGGGGAGGACACCCCCCTACAAGTCGTAGTTAGTTCAGGGTGCTGCTGTCCTCAAACATACTCGGCTTCTGTGAACGGATACTCGTGAACGCGCCGTTCGCCCCGACGACCATATGGTCAAGGAACTGAACATCAAGCAGCGTTGCGGCCTTCGCCACATCAGCCGTGAGCCTAATGTCCTCATCGGAAGCGTCGCACTCACCAGAAGGGTGATTGTGAACGAGCGCGAAGCCGACCGCCCCCATCATCAGCGCAGAGCGCAGCAGTTCACCAATCCGCACCGAAGTTCCGGTCGCGGTACCAGAGTAGATACGATGAATCCCAAGCAGGTTGTTGCGACCGCCGACGGCGACAACGAACAGAGCCTCAGACATCTCCGTATCCGCGAACTCACGGAACAGCGCAACCAACTCGCGTGGCGAGGTGATGATGGCCGACTTGTTGCTCAACTTCTTGCGAACGACCGAATACTCGTAGTCCGACCACATACCGGTTTCCGCGATGCTATTAGGCTTCCTCTTTGCCATAAGTCCTCCTAGTTATCCTTGACGAGAATCTTAGTGTCCTCGTTCTCAGGCAAGTCTACCACTAATGCGTAGTAGTCGCAATACTGCTTGATTAGGTCGAGTGCGCGCTGACCGCCCGACCACCCTAGATGGCACTCAGCTGCGTCGGTATCCCGGTTCTGGTCGTGGTAAAAGAAATACACCGGCTCACTAACCTTGTCCTTATCAGCCATAAGACTAATCTCCGTAGCTGAACAA